TTTCTAAAAATTAATGGATTTTTTTCCATCCATAAATCAGCATTACTATAATAAATTTCTTTTCCTCTTTTACCTCCAGCACTTTTCCATAATGCATATATACTTTTTAGATCATCTTCAGACAATCCATGTGATCTTAATATTTCTAAATCTGTTTTTAAATATTTTTTAATAGATTGATCACCAGTATATTTTTTAGATAACATAGCACCACTTCTAATAATTCTATCTACACTCATAGGAACAACCATTCTTTTATTAATAGCAGTCCATTGATTTAATAAATTTACATTATAAAATTGACCAGCTATTTTATCTAAGGCTTCAAAAAATTTATCTCCTACTTTACCTAAAACTCTATTGTTTACTTCTCCAATACCAGTACCTTGTTCAACCATTCTTGATGCACCAGCTCCAGATAATGTTTCATTACCTTCTCCTATAAATCTTAACATATGTTTATTTGCTGAATCTTTTAAATCTATTTCATTTACATCTCTAATCCAACTATTTATATATCTACCAAATGCTTGTTTAAATCCTCTCGATAAAATTACTTTGCCTGGATCAGCAAATCCAGCTATAGTAGCAGTTCCCATCATTGTAATTTGTGCAAATTGTTGTATTGCTTTGACAAGTCTATTTGATGCTGAACCTATTTCCATTCCTCTAGGAGCTCTATTTAATATTGCATCTGTCATTTCTTCTATATCATCTCTTTGATAAAAAAGTTTATCTGTCATATCTTTTGGATTTAATTCTATATCATCACTATGTCTTGTAATAACATCATTAAATGCTTCGTATAATTTCATTTTACCAAATCTATCACCATCAAACATTCTTGCCATTTCTACTGCTGGACCAAATTTATTCATATATGTTCTCATTAAATCTGCACCATTAGTATCTATAAAATCTGCTATACCATTACTTTCTTTAGTAAGTAAATAATTTGGTATATCAAAATTTCTATGCATAACAAATTTTTGTACTCCTCTACCAGCTATGCCATCATAATCTTGTGCATCTCCTTCTCCTATAATTCTATTAATTATTTTTGTAGCTTGCATATCTGCTTGCAGTTTGATCATTTGTTCATTTACTTCTAATTTTATTAGTTCGCCATCTGCCATAGATAAACCAGATTTAAATTCTTTTTGTACTTTAAAAGGAATCACATCTACACTATCTTTGTTAAAAAATTTTTTCTTTGAATAAAAATTTATTATATCTAATACTTCGGTTGCTCCAATAAATTTGTTCTTAAAACTATTTGCTTTTGGTACTAAATCACTATTAAGATCTATTTGATTTTCTTCTAATGCTTCATCTTCACCAACTTTTTTTTTGTTTGAAGCATTATCTTGTTTAATTTTTTGTCTTACTGTTTGATTTCTAGGTATAGCAATCATTTTTTCAAATGTATCATCATCTACCTTACCTTTGTATTTATTCTCTATAAATCTTATTTGTCTAATTAACATATTTAATTGTTCTTTAGATATATTATTAGAAAAATCTATTTTTTCGTATTCAAATACATCATACATTTTATTATTTATACGTTTCTTTTTAAATCCACTTTTTAATAATAATGGTGCAGTACTATCATCTTCTCCAAAAAATTGAAATCGTCTATTAAAATTACCAAAATCTTTATCTCTATAATAATAATGTCTTCCATCTTCCAGTATATAAATATTTTTATTGTTTAATTTTACTATGTCTTCCGCTCTGTCTTGAGCATTAACATCTGTCACTCTATTAAAATATTCTTTAGGCATTGGCTTTCTTACTATTAAACCTACATCTGCTAAAGAATCATCAGCTGGCACTATTATTGGTTGTTTACTTTTCATTGCATCTAGTAAAGTAGCTAATCTTCCTGATGGATTTTTCATTATGTAAGGAACTATTACTTCATTATGAAATTGTTCTCTTAAATCTATTATAGTATCTACTAAATATTTTCTCATGGTATAATGATCTTCACCAGAAGGTCTGGTAAAATCTTTATTTATAGACTTAATAGAATTTTTAAGTGATAGAAGTGTTGCTTCTACATCATATTCTCGTGGTTCACTAAGTTCACTTTTCATTTTATTGTAAAAATTTTTTTGTTTAGTAGTAAATCCATTTTCAACATCATCTTTTAGTCTGTTATATTCATCTATAATGGCTTGTTGTTTTGGTGTGTATTTATGATTTAAAATTCTTTGTTCTAATATTCCCATATATTCTAATTGTTTATCTGATACACCTTCATTTTCATACATTTTTCTTAATTCAGCAAATAATCTTAAATCTGTTTTGTGTCTATCTGCATGATCTTTTTGTATTTTTTTTGATAATTGACCATAAAAAGCAGTTCTATCTCCACTTTTTTTTACCATATTTTCCATCATAGATGAATAAGATGTTCTTGTTGATTCTTCTATTTCTATATCTTCTAACACTTCATCTAATTTATTATATAAAGACTTTTCTTTTCTTATTAAAGAGAAACTAAATCGTTCTAATATTTGCATATCATGTAAAGCATTTTCTAATGCTTCTTCTTCATTTCTAATATGCATATTAACTGTTTCTGGTCTTTTAGTTTTGGGTAATTGATTTTTAAAATCATTAATATTTCTTAATCTACTTCCAGCAAAATCTGCTAGCATATCCATTTTTTTATTTAAATTTGTTGCTGTATTTAACAAACCAGCATCTTGACCTTCTTTTAGAGCTCGTTCATTTAATTTTCTAGTCACTCGAACACCTTCTAAAACATGAGGTGCTTCTTTAGCTATGACATTATCATTACCAAAGTAACTAGCTTTAATATTTGCTTTAGTAACTTTTTGCATAAATTCATCAAATGATTCAGATTTGTTAAATTTTGTTTTAATATTTTCTATAGTAAAACTTACGTTTTGTGTTGCGACTTTTCTTGGTTCTATTACACCTTTTGTACCTAACCATAAATTACGCATATCTTCTATGTATCCATAACTAGCACCATACCAATTACCTCTTAATAAATTTACTGAACCTTTTTTAAATGCTACACCACCAGCTTTTACTTTTTTTGTATTTAATCCTCCATCACCTACTACTGATAAAAGCCAATCTTCCATTTTTTGACTGTTAGTTCTATGTAAAGCATTACCTAAAGTTGTACCCCTTGCAGTAAATTCATATCCTATACCAGTTTTTTGATAACCAGTATCTAATTTTTTATTTAATCTTGGGTCTTCTTCAACTGGTACAACTCCTTCTTCTCTTAATACAGTATTAGCATCACCTTGCATAACTGGTTCTGTAGTTTCTTTTGCCATTGTATCATTAGGTGCTTTACCTTTTACTTTAGTTTTTTTTATTTTTGCTTCCATACCATCATCATAAGCAGTTGCATTAGCAATATTACTTCCAGCTCTTTTTGCAGTTGCCGCTCCAATTCCTCCACCTAAAAGACCTCCAAAAAAAGCAGATCCTCCTACTGCAAAAACTGTTTCCATTGGTTGATAAGTAGGATCATTAGGTGCTCTTACTAATTCAGTACCTACTGTTAATCCAGCAGATCCAGCACCTACTCTTAATGCTCCTTTAGCAAAACCCATTCCTATTGCTGTTGGTATAGGTATTAAATTTACAGGATCAAATATACCAGCAAATAACATAGAACCAAAACCAGAATTAATAGATAAACTATTTTTAATATTAGACATTCTTGCATATAAATTTTTATTATAATCAAACTCTTGTTGGCTTTTAGAATTAATTAAATCTTGTATTAATTCTTCAGGTTCATTTGCTAACATATCATCTGTTACTGTAAATGATGGATCATCTTTACCTATAAATGCCTGTTTAGCGGCAGATATAGATGGAAGATATGAATATCTATATTGATTACCTACATTTTCCCAAAATGATGGTGGTGTTTGTGGAGTAGCATTAAATAAATATTCACTTGGTTTAGCATTTAATTTCATTGTATTAACTTTTTATCTTGATTATATATAATTTCTAATTTATCTATTGCTTGTTCTGCTTCTACTTTAGTATCATATTCAGATATAAAACCTGTATTTACAAAATATTCAAATTTACTTTTTCCATCTACCATTACTGATTTAAAAATATTATTTGGTAATTCTTGTATTTGTCTACTAGGTACTACATAAAATTTATTATTATTTTCTATTATAGTATCAGTAAAATCTGTATTAATATTAGTGTCTGCATTATTTATATTTAATGTATAAAATGATCTATTATAATTTAACAATCTTTTTTCTGATTCGTTTAAATTAGTAAACGTATCTATTTTCTTTAAATTTTTAACTGCATTAGGTAAAGGTTGTATTTTTTGTGCAATAGGAGAAGCTAATTCTGAACTAGGACTTACTGTATCATATCTTTTTTTAAGAGCATATCCATATTTATTATTTAAATTAGTTAATTTATCAGTATGATTTTCTGGTATTGTAATAGTTATTAATTCATTATTGTCATCTGTAATTAATTGTTTATTATCTATTCCGTCTATTCTAGTTGTATATTGTACATATCTTTCATTTTCTGATAGAGATTCACTTGCAATAAATTTGACTCTATCAGGTGTAAAAGGCATACCATCTACAGTTAAAGCATCTATTAAATTATTATCATTAAATTGATTTCCTATAATATCTCCAGGTATACCTTGAAAAGATAAACTTTGTTTTGCTTTATTTAACTCTGTTGCTGTTATAGTTTTTTTAACTTCTGTTGAACTAAATAATAAACTATCTCCTTTAAAAGAAGGTGCGTTACTATTTTTAATTTTTTGTTCCCAACTATTTTTGTTTTTTTCTGCATTTAATTCAAAGTTTAATGTGCCATTTTTTTTCTTTATTTGATCTGTTACATTTAAAAATGTAAGTATTGATTGTGAATGAAAGTTATCGCTAGGAAAATATTCAGCAAATAATTCTGATTTTTTTTGTAGTTCTTGATACGGATTTCCTATTGCTAAATCTATAAATTTACCTTCTTTATTTTGAAATGAATTATTTCTATAAGTAAAATCATTTTGTAAATTAGTTACTCCACTATCATTTAACTTTTTATAAGATACATCACCAATAGTAATTTGATCAAGTATTCTATTTACTTCTTTTTTAATATCTCCTCTATCTAAATCATCTGTAAATCCTGTATTTAATAATTCTTTATATGTTTGAAAATGTATAAATTTTGATACTGCTTCTGCTAGTTTAGGTTTTTTAATGTCATCTGTTCCATCTAACATAGTATTAAAAATTATTTGTTTTACATCATCAAAAACTTGCGAGTTGCTTTTATTAACAAATCCTTCAACAGTAGCTTTTTTTGTAAATTTTTGATATATGTTTCCATAATTATTTTTTATAGTTGTGTCTTCAATATCATTACTTGTGTTTTTAAACCTTTGAATAATTTCTGTTCTATCATTTGGGTTAATGTCTGCAAATGATTTAAGTAATCCATAAGTTTCATTTGATATATTTAAATTAGATATATTTATATTTTCATCTTTTATTAATTTTAATAATGGAAGTGTAAATGAATTTAATAAATTTTCATCTCCTTCTCTTAAAGATACTTTAAATATATTTCCTATATTTTTAGATTTAAAACCACGTTCTATAAATTTTTTTATAATAGGTATATCATCTGGCTGAACTCCATTTGATATAATTTGTTCTATATATTTATCGCCTTCACTTGAAGTAGTTGTAGCACTTACTACATTATTTGGTTTATCACTTAATAAACTACTATGTATTTTTGCTATACTTATAGATTCTTTTGTTGCTGTTCCTGATGTTGATATAGCAGAGTTTATTTCTTCAATAGCAAATAAAGATACTGGTTTAAACAAATCAAATATTTCTACTCTAGTTAAACCAAATATTTTGCCTTTTGTACTTAGTTGATTACCTCCTAATATTTCTTTAAATACTTCTAATGAACTTTTATCTGATTCTAAAACATTACCTAATATGTTTTGTATTTCATTAAATTTATCTTCTGTAATATTTTTAACAGCATTTAATGCTTCATTATCTGGAATAAGATCTATAGATTCATTAAAATTTTTTTGAAATGATTCATAAGTTCCTAGTGTTAAAGTATTGCCTAAATTTTTTAAAGTTTGTTTTTGATTATATTCTAAATTATTATCATTTATTTTTTGTTTAAATCTACCAACACTAGCTTTTATATTATTTAATGCTTTTGCTTTATTTAAAGCTACAACTTTAGTAGATTTAGAAGAACCAGTAATAGAAATATTATCTAGTCCTGATCCCATATCATCAATTATAGATTCTAAATTAGATAAAGATAATGGCTTATTACTATTTAATTGGTCTAAAGCTATTCCTTGTAATTTTTCTATTTGTATATTAGCTTCTACTATTGCTGTATCATCTGTGCTTCTTCTGTTTCTAAAAGTATTTATTTCTTGATTAATGTGTTGTTTATTAGCATTTGTAAAAAATAATTTTTTTGCTTCTTCATTATTAAAAATACTACCATTTGGTAATTTTACTTGTAAATCTTCATTACCATTAAATATATTTTGTATTTTTCTTAATTGTTCTTGTGTTATTTTAAAGTCACCATTTTCATTTGTTTCAAACAAAACTGATCTAAATTTATTATATTCTTTATAACCAGCTAATTCTTTCCATATATCTTCAATTTCACTTTTTGATATTAAATCAGGATCAATTTTGTTTTGAGATAATATTACATCAGCTAACTCTTTTGTAAGTGCTTCATTCTCTGGTCCATCTTTTAATGTTTTTATCCTATCTATTATTTTATTTTGTCTTTGCCCTAAACCATTTAATAATTTTGTTCTTGCTCTATTTGCATTTTCTTTTGCTTCTGATTTTAATAAAGGATTAACTTTATTTCCAACAATAATATCAAAAGTGCTTTGAAACTCTTTTGGTATATTTTCTCTCATTGGTTCTAATACTGAATTTAAATTTCCTGCTAACAATTCTGTATTACTTCTATTTGATGGATTACTGTAAAAATCAGTAGTAATATCTGTTATCTTTTTTTCTACAGAATTTTCTAAAGTATTTAAATAAGTTACTTTTGCAGCTTTATTGTAAGCATCATTATATATTGATCCACCAGCTTCCATTTTATTTATATATGGAACACCATCTTTAATAGGTATTTCTGCAACACTTGCATCTTGTTCAGCTTGTCTTACAGCATTATCTTGAGCTTGTCTAAAAAATACATTACTTACAGTTTGACTAGCTTGTATTAAAGATTTAGCTATAGATTCTTGACCAGTAGTATCTATAGATATATTATAGTTTACCTTTGGTTTATCTGCTGTTCTTATTCTTCTTGTATCTTTATATCTTGTTACCATTATTATCCTTTAAATGTATATCCACTATTTGCAAAACCTGTTGTTTTCCCTGGTCCACTACTACTTACATTTGTAACACCACCAGGAGTGTAACTACTTGTAACTGTAGGTTTAGTAGGTGTTGGAGTTTTAACAGATAGATAATTACTATATCCACTAAAAGCTGTAGCTGTTGCATTTATGTAAGATGCAGTTCTTATAGAACTAGCATAACTAGGCATATTTCCTTGAGCAGTTAATACACCTATTTGTCTATCAGCTTGTGTATTAGCTATAGTTAAATTAAATCTATTAGTTGCTACGTCTGCTCCAAATAATTCTTGTGCAGTTGATTTAATATTGTCTTTACTTGATGAACTAAAACCTCGATTGTAAGCAGTTAAAGCTGATAAATCTTGTTCTAGCAGTCTTCTTCTTTCTATTTCTTCTTCTCTAGCTTGAATTGCATTTATTCTTTTTTGTTCTTTTACTTCAGTAATTTGTTCAGATGTTTGAAACTTCATCAAATCATTACTGTTTTCTGCCATTCTTGCTTGAACTTTTCCTTGATATATTTGAGAGCCAGCAGTTATTGCTGTTGCCGCTACTGCCGCTGATACTGGATCACACATTAAAACATATACTCCATAATTAATCCTGTTATTCTTACTGGTAAAGGATCTGATTGTGTTATACTAACTGTCGCATCTTTATTATAACCTAACAAATAGAAATCTCTTTTACCTGTTATTGGTGTAGGTGCATTTGATAAATCATCTGTTACTTGTCTAAGTGTAAGTTTGTTATTTGATATAGTAGTAGCTAATGCAGAGTTTAAACCTAATACTACTTTACTAATTCTTTTAGGTTTACCTTGTAAAGAACCAGTTGTTACTACTGTTTCTACTGGCATAGTTTCTACTTCTACATCATAATCATATCCTACTGTAATAGTTGTAGTATCGAATCCAGAAGACAGTTCTAATACACCACCACTAGTTACTGCAAATGTACCCATATGATAATCACCACTACGTACATTTACAGTTTTACTAGCATAATTACTTAGTCCTGTAAATGTAGTACCAGCACTTCCTATTGTAAAAGTACTTGAATGATCTAATGTATTTTCTTCTGTTCCCATTTCTTCTATATAATAAGTTGAATTCCTATATACTGTAAAGAATAATCTACTTCCTACTGCTTCTATACTTTTAAATGTAGCACCTGTTGTTGTTTTCCATTCTGTCCAACCAGCTAATTTTTCAGAACGAACTGCATGAAACACACCAGCAGTACCATCTGTGTTTATAAATATTGCATAAGATTCTGGTCGTTCTGCTGTACCTTGTAATATAGTCATGTCTATTGGAGTATTTATTAAATGACTAGCTAATACACTAATGTTTGTAGCTGAGTAAGATAATTCTAAATCTGTAAATAATAATTCTCTTACTGCTCTACCATGCTTTTGTACAAACAAAGCACCACCTTCTAATGTTTTTATATTTACATGACTACATCCATGTGTAGTTTGTCTACGTGCTGTAAAATTACTAGGAGTTAAAACAGATTGTGTAGCTTGTGGAGCAAAAAATTCTCCATTAGCTGTAAATATAAGTAAATGTCTATTAGATTGTAAATGTCTTATGTCAGCTACTTGTGATGCACCGATAGAAGATTGTATGCTATCTGCATCATCTGATTCACCAAGATCAAAATTAAAATATTGATCTACTTTAGATGCCCATAACCAATCTGGTAAACTTGATGAACCACCAAACCACAACCTACCATCATGAAATGTTGCTGAAGCTGGATAACCTCTTACTGTACTAAAAACTTGTTCTTGCCATTCTGTATTTGCTTGATTTGGACTTGTAATAAATACAGCAGTTCCACCACCAGCATCAGTGTTATCTGCATTAGTAGATCCACCAGCAGTGAAACTATAACTATCTTCATTTAATACTGTTATGGTTCTTGCTCCGTTAATATTACCAGCAGTAATTGTATCTACTGTATTAGCACCAGCTATAGTAACACTTGCATTATTTGTTAATCCATGTAAAGGATCATTTACAGTAATTGTTTTTGTACCTACTGCTGTAGTAAAAGGGTCATTGATTAATTTTTTTTTCAATGTGCCTTCTATTGTAGCTGTAACTGTAGTTGCATTTGTGTGTCCTGTAATTTCTAAAGTAGTATTTTCTATTTTAATATAAGAACCTACATAATCAGCATTAAAATGATCTGCACTAGATGTAATTGTTACTGATCCTGTAGTACCACTTGATGATAATGTTACTGCACTAGATGCAAATTTATAATATGGTTGGTATACATTTTCTGTATCAGTATCAAAAGCAAAGTTAGATCTACTAAATGCTGTAAGACTTGTTCTTGTTATAACTTGTGTTGCCATACTAGGATGAGTAATAATCATAGTATCACCAGCTTGTGTAAATTGCATTTCAAATAAAATAGATGTTCCCCAAGGACATGATGTAATAGTTTGCGTTAAACTATCGTTTCCTAAATAATATATATCTACTCTTGTATTACTAAATGCACATATATACTGTTCATTATCATCAAAATCAAAACCTACTAGTCTAGCATTGCCAGGTAAACTTGCATATCGTTTTGTACCATTACGTCTTTTAAAACCACCTTGTGAAAACAAAGATACATTTTGCATTTTCTTTGCTCCATTTGTATAGGCAGTAGTATCACTACGCAAGTTCATCATAGGATCTAATTCACCAGCCTGAAAAGTTGTTTTTAATTGTCTTAGTATTGCTCTAGTTTTTGCCACACTTACTCCACAGTTCCAGTAATATTACCAAGTCCTGTTGAGTTACGAGTATTAGTGAATCTAGTAGTACGTAACCTACTGGATGTTCTTTGTTGTGCATCTAAGTTTTTAGCTAAAGCTATTTGTCTTTGTGATTTTACTTCTAATGAATCTGATAGTGATGTATTTTGTGCTACAGCAAAAGCAAATATAGAAGCTAGTACTAATTCTGCTGAGAATATAAAATATGGTGGAAAGAATACTTCAGGATTTGTTGCTGACTCATCATAAAAAGTATAATCTGCATACACAGTATCAGAAGATACTGCATCATTATAAACCATATCTCCGTATCTTTCAAATTTTATAGGTGTATCATTTACAAACACACCATGTAATCCTACTAAATCTGATGGTAATTGATATGCTGAATCCCATCTATGATCTGGTGCATCAGTTAATCTTGAAAGTTGTGCTTGTTTACTAGCAAACCTCCAACGATAACTTGATAACATATTTTTAATTGTATCTAAGTACAAGTTACTTGCTACTGTACTTTCTGTTGTGCCATCTGAAAAAGAACTAATAGGACTTGCTCCTATCATTACTAATGCTCTTGCACATATATCTATCTTTGTTGTCGCCATATAATGTTAGGGGGAGTTTCCTCCCCCTACTCCATTAAGTACCGTTAGTTGTTGTAACAGTTGCCGCACCTGTCGCACTTGTTACGACTAATACATCTACTGTTTCTGTACCACCTGTTGCACCGACTGCTATAATAACATCATGTTCTTTTAGCTCGTTGGTTGAACTACTAAAGTAGCCACTTCCAACAATAGTACTGACTGCATCAGTAGATTTGTATATCCAAAGTCCAGGGTTAGCACCACCGACTTTAAACAATGAAGTTGCTGTATAAGCCATGTTTACCCCCTATTCAGTTATTTGCACTTCAAAGACTGCGTTATCGTCAATTAAGACAACACCCAAACTCATATATGCTGTTATTAAATTAGACACTCTTTCTGGAATGTAGTTGATTTCTGTGGTTACATCTGCACCCATAGCTACACCTACTCCAGATCTGTGATATGCAAAACATTGTCTTCTACCACCTGTTACTGGTAGTCCACTATGTGTCATCCACAAGAATCCAAGCCATCTTTTAGCAACCATACCACCTTTGTATGGAAGTTCATCTGGTCCAATGAAGTCTGCATCAGCAAACGCATTGATTGCTAATAGATCAATCCAACCATCAGGTGATACTACAAAGTATCTATCACCATCATCAGGTATATCGCCTTCACCCATTGATCCAAATACACCATTTATCTTAGCTAGTGTTAAACCCTCTGAGTCAGAGTTACCTGATAGGTTTGATGTTCCATCAAGAGCAGTAGTAATTAGTTCGTCAGTCTTTCTTCCTAACGCACCAGCACTACTCTGTGCTACTACCATTCTTTCATCAATGTTGGTTTTTAGTTCGTCTAGTCTATCGACATAGTCAGCACTAAAGAAATCTTGTAGTGTAACTGTTACGTTTGTATGGTCGATATTCATGATCGGCACTTGTCCATGTCTTGATTTTTGGACAGCAGAGCCTTTTCCTACTTTTTGAAAAACTGCTTGATTACCATTCACACTTGGTTTTTGTCTGATGGTGTCTTTAAGTTTTGATCCCATTCGCTGATAAGCCATGTGAACATCACTCTCAAACTGTTTTATAAAAGCAGTGCTTATTCCTATAGACATAAGTCCTCCTTATTAAGTTAAAAAAGTTTCACCGAGTTTATCCAGCCTATCTTTGTAAGGTTATCCAAATGGGCAATACTTCAATACTCTGGGACTGCTATATAAATCTATATATTATATTAATGTTTTTTGCAACGAGAAAATTTTACAAAACTTAAATTATTATTTTTTGTAATCTTAGAATCAAAGGTACAATTAAGATGTTTAAGAAGTTTTACTGCTTTTTCATTACCAGTATGTACATAATTGTACATATATTCATAAGGTTGCTGTAAAAAATCTACGTATTTTCTACTTAATAATGCTAGTTTTAAAGGTTTTGTATATGCTTTTTTAGTAGCTAACATCCATAATCTTGCTACACCTATACTTTCTCCTATAGTTCCACCACACAAAACAGGTTCTTTATCAAAGAATAATGTAAATGTTTGTGCATTTGTACAAGTAAAAGGGTAAAGCATAGACTCTATAGGTTTAGATCCTACAGCATCTAACTCTATAATGTCTTCCATTCGCATATTGTTTCCAATATATCTAGCATCTTTTTCTGTACTTGGTCTTACTTCAATAATCATTTATATAATTTTTCAAATGCTGAGTCTATCTGTCTTATATAAGTTTCATCTCTACTAGGTGCGTGCCAATATCTTCTGTCCTTCATCATCTCTTGTAAGTCTTCTTTTGTTTTACCAGCAATAAAATTATCAGGAGTTTGTGTTATAGTATTTTGTAACATACCCATAATTTTTTCTACTGCTTCTACACCTTGTGAAGTAGAACACATCATTTCTAACATAGGTCTTTGTCCTTCATCAAAATTTTTATTTACCCACAAACTTACAGCTTCAATACGTTGATTTGCATTTTCACCTAGCTTTTTCTTTTCGCCTTCTATATCTACTTGTGGTTGGCTTTGTATAAATAAGTCTATTCCTTTGTCAAATGCTTCTTGACTTAGCTTATTATCCTTACAATAAGTTTTCCATCCATCCATAAGAGGTGTTTCTGTTTCATATGTGTCTGGTATTTCTGGTAATACATAAGCTTCAGGCACAGCTTTAAGAGTTTCTTCTTCTAATTGTGTCTTTATTTCTGTAGTTAAGTCTTCTTTTTTCTTACCAATATAAGTTTCAGCTTCAGTATAAGACTTTGCTAGTCCTTCATAATCAGGGTTACCATCTTTAAAAAACTTCTCTGGTAACCATTCTGGTCTTTCTGCTACTTCTCCTACTTCATCTTTTGCTTCTTGTTCGCTATTTATTAGGCTTTCTTGATCGCTCATTTTTACCTTCCTTTATTCGTTGTTCAATAATACCAACTAGAAATCTCATACCTTCTCTTGCTCTTAACTCTTGATCAGATATATTAAATCCAGCTACACTTTCTATAGTAATAGATCTTAAATATTTAAGTGTTAACATTCCAGCATCAGTTACAAAACAAGATAATAAAGTTTCATTTAATCTTTTTTCTTGTTCAGTACTTCTACGTATTCCATCTATACTAACTTGGGGGAGTTTCTTGTCCATCATCTTGTGCCATTTGTCCTTGTTGTTGTTGCATCATTTGCTGTGCTTGTTGCATTTGTTGCATTATTTGGTTCATTTCCTCTTTTGATCTTGTAAGTTTTGCTGGTATTCCAAATTTTTCTGCTAAATATTTAGTAGCTTCATTACTATCTACCAATAAATTTATTAGTTGTGGTCCAAATCTAGCACCAATTAATTCTAAAAATCTATTAAATCCATTAATATCTTGGTTAGCTTGTGCTTGTGCTAGTGGAGAAGTAGACTGTATTTTTATTTCTCTACCATTTACTGTTGGTATATTTATTCTGCCTTGTTTCTTTAAAATATGTATCACTCTTTGTAACACTGGAGTTACCATCTCTGCTTGCAGTCTACCAAATGATGAACCTATTTGTCTTGATAGATCAGCCATACGTTCTGCTACTTCTGTAGCTGACATTGGTGTACGATTAGGGTCACCTAACATTTCATTATACAATGCTCGTTTAATATTCTGTCGCATATCTTTTAATACAAGATCAGCTACATTAAAGTTACCAGCATTTTTAATTGGCTCTAATCCTCGAGAAGATGGAGAACGTGGAATGATAGTTCCTGGTAATAGTTGAATTGTATCTACATTTATTATTCCATCATCTTCCATTTGATACATACCAGATATTGCCATCTGTGCATTTTCTAATATCATTTCTATTACAAGGTTACAGGTCTTTATTGCTGGCATAGAATTTAAAAGTGGTCCACGACCATACACTTCACCAGCGGCTTTACTCCAACGAAAGACTACATATGGGTTTGATCCTTCACCTGTAAATTGTTCTTGAACATATATATGTTGAGGGTTTGTACCAAATACTGTAAAGTCATTCATTTCTACATTTGGTTTACTATAGTTTCTTGATACACATTCTATTAATTGTACAAACATATCGTTACCATTTTGTAACTGTCTAGTTATTTCTGCTGGTACATTTGCTTGTGGATAAATTAATTGAATATTAGATGCTTTTATTTTTCTTGTTCTATAAACTGTGTCTATAATATCATTCGGTCCTGTATCTAATGTAAGTCTTGATAAAGGGACAGCAGTAAATTTTATAGGCTTTATTGCATCTCCTTCTTCTATTAACATTGCTCCTGTTCCTACAGCTAAATCTAAGAATGATTCATGTATTTCTTGTGCAAAGTTTGAGTTCTGTAATATTTCAAATACATAATTTGTTACACCATCTAATGATTCATTTACTTCATTACGATCTTCTGATGGTATTTCACTACCAGCTATAAGTTCTGCCCATCTTGCATAGTTAGGAACAATACCAGCTTGTAATCGTGATGCAAATTCTTGTACACCAACCACAGCAGTTTCATCAAATATCTTATCAGTTTTAGTTTGCCCAGCAGATGTAGGATAAAAACTTTCTCTTGCTGGCATACTGTATTCAAAACATTCTTCGAAGGTAGGTCTCCACAACTCTTTTATACTTTCTGCTCTTTTATATCTAGCTAACATATTTTCTAAGCTAGACATTTCTTTCAGTATGGGTTGAGGAATTAATGCTACCATTATATCTGTTTAATTATTATTGTTGCTAACATTACCATAATAACACCACTAAAAGCAATAAAGATTGTTTCTAATCTTTTTACTCTACTTATAATCTCTAGCCATCTTTCTGTACATACAGCTTCATGTGTATCTAAATGTGCTTGTATCTTTTGTGCATCTGGTTTCATATTAACTTAAAGTTGTATTATTAGTAGTATTAGATAGATATCCACCACCACTTGATGTTAGTAAACTTCTTCTTCCGAAGCCAGCTTGTATTTGTTTCTTTCTAGCTTTACTTGCTTCTGATTGATCGCTTAAATTCTGATCTCTTATTTCACCTTCTCTAATTGCTATAGCTGGATCAGGTTTAGATGGAGGTGGTAATACTACTCTTGGAGGTGATTTAAATAATCCTGAACACATAATAATTCCTTTCTATAATCTTGATCTAATATCGAATACGTTCCACTTCTTTCGTATACTCTTTTTTGGTGCTTTTGTAAAGACATCAAAATTAGTTTTTGCTTGTACTACTTTAGATTGTAATGAACTCTTAGTAATCTGCCTACCTTCTCCAGCACCTAATAATAAATATTGTAGTGCATCATGTACGTGTGAGTAGTGATTTTTGTCTGGTTTTTCTGTGTATCGTTCACCAGATACTT